CACTCCCGACGTCGCAATAATCTAATATACTTAACTTAGCCACAGTAACCTCTTTTCATACGCTTTTATATTTATATCTATTATAGGTAATCACATATCTATAATATATGTTAGTCTAAGATAATAGTGTTTTTCAAATTTCAATTAATCCGTCGATATAACATATGTGTGGTACTATATATACTTAATTGCTGTAATTGAATGATTTGAAGATATATAAGGATAAATGATGTTAATTATATCACCGTACGATACTACATATGGTAAAAAAATAAATATTAGTAGTGTTAATAAAGAGTTAGTTAAATATATAACTTCTACTAATAATAAAAATCTTAATTATGAGTATGTTGTTAATGATAGTGTAGGGTTTGTTATTATAACTGGGTGTGATAATGATGAGAAATCACTTCCTATTATGGAACACCCAGTTATAATAAAAGATGTTCGTAATAAAGAAATAGTTGTTGTTGATATACGTAAATATGTTAAACCTATAGTAGAACAACCGTTATATATAAAAGATATTATTAAAGATCAAGCTAGTGTTATGTTTATTATAAATCGCGGTATAACAACTATAGATTTTATAGCTAACGATTTTGGTAATTATAGAAATATGTTTAAACATATAATAACTGGATATGCTATGGTTATATCTAATACTATTAATAGTATGGTAGCTCTAACACCAACTGAGAAAATAGATGTTGAATTAACAGCAGCATTATTTGCTAATATGTTATTAACTACAGATGATAATATTGAAGATACATTAGATGCCACCGAAGCTAGATTAGGTACATGTAAATTATCACTACCTATAAGTAGAAAATATATTAATAGTAAAATTATAATATTAGATACTAAAGATAAAACTATAGATGGGTTAGTTAATAATATTAAACTTATATTAGGTAATAGTAAATCTGATATTATAACTACTAATGTGTTAGTTAATATGTTATTAATATTTGGTACGGACCAGGTAATTCAGAAACCGTTATTATGTCATTAGAACATATGCCTACATTTATAGCTATGTTATATATTAATATAGCGGATAAAACTTATAAAAGAACTAGATTAGCTAGTATGTTAGATAAATATTCTAAGAATATAGGTAACACAGAGTTTGAAAGACTGGCAACATTATATTATAATGAAAAAGTATTAGCATAGTATATACTACTACCATATGGTAGTAGTATATATATGTTATTAATAGTTTTCTATTACTAGTTGACTATCATTGTAGATATCTACAGTTACGTAATTACCAGTATCATATTCAACTTGTGTCATAACAGTATCTCTAGTTATGATTAAGTTATCAGATATGAATTCTTTTACAGTAGTTCCATTATTCCAGATTAGTTTACCAGTACCAGTTATTCTTATACTAGAGTATTCTAATATATTCTCAACAGTTATAGTTTCACCATTACCTACTAGTAGTGCACTAGTTACTTCTGATATACCAATGTGTTCATTAAGATCAGTTAGAGCTGTTGTGTTAGTAACATATGCGTATACATATTGTTCATCTTTAACATTAGCTGTTATACGTAATATATCTCCATTATGTAGTGATATACTACTTCTATATAATAGATTATCATTAAGATCATTAGCTGCTATAGTAATTTCATTATTAGTAGGATTAAATAATACTACACGTTGATCACCAACAGATGCACCATTTCTAACGCTATTAAACATAGCTACTAAACCATCTTTACGCAAATAACCTTGGAAGTTATACATACTAGTTGGAATATCAATAGTAAAGTTAGTTAAATTAGTAAATGTATTAGTTGTTACATTATACTTATAAATATTATTATTATCCCTATTCCATATATTAACACCGTTAACTAATGTACTTGATGTGCTACCACCATATACTAAGAAGTTATCTTCATCAAGATGTGTTATTGATACATGTTTAGTAGCAGTGAATGGTAAATCATTTACTTTAGTAGTTGTGAATGTAGTTGTATTAAGTTTATATAAACTTAAGTTAATAACATTACCATTAACATCAACTTCATTAGCAGGTATATAATAAACATTATTATTAGGTGTTACATACATAGATGCTGATACACCAGTTGCTAACCATTCATAATCTTTAGTTATGCTATTAATTTCTGTAAATACTTTAGTTACAGTATTATAGCTATACATTTTAAATACAGATTTTTGATTTTCTAAATTACTTCCATTGCTTGCATAGTTAACAATAATATTACCATTATATAATTGTATAATGTTAATATACTGTATACCGATTCTATCTTCAGTTGGAAGTGTTATAGCAATACCATCGTCTACTAACAGACCATTAACTAAACTATATTTATGTATTTCAGTGTTACTATTTTTAGCAATAAGTATAGTACCGTCAAATAGTTGTCTAGATGATTGTGCTGTAATACCATTTAAATTAATAGTTTGTCTATAATCAAATCTATTAAGATATGGATAGTCTGGTACTATATAATATAATTGGTTAGATAATGCTTTACCAGAATATACTACTTTGTTTACAGTATATGTACCATCTCTTAGTTTAATCTTAGTTACGAGATTATAATCTTTAGTTATATCTAATGTACCAATAGTTATATACGGAGTTAATGTAGCTTGGTTTAGATTACTAAATAATACTTCAGAAGTAACAACATCTTCTATTGTTATATCTATAGTTCTAAACTTAGTAGTTTTTGGTACTAAACTAAAATAAACATCTCTACCAGATACTAATGTATTTTGCATATAAATATCATAATATGTATCAGCTACTATATAAGAGTTTACTATAGCTTTACCAGCTTCTGATATGTTACCATTATTAGTAGTATAAACAACACTAGCACTATACATTTTATCATCATCTAGTAGGTCACTAGTTATAGATATCATATTTAAGTTAGTTTCATCTGTAACGGATAGTACAATATTATTAGTATCATCTAGAACAGTATATGTTGTGTTAGTATGTGTGCCACTACCTAAAAAGAATTTAATAGGTGACGCAACAATAACAAGTTCACCTTGAATATTATTGGTATATGTAACAGTAGCAGATACGGTGGGTGTAGCTATAACTACTGGTGGTACGTAACCAGCTTCAGCTTCTACTAAAGATATATTAGATTTACTCCAATTTGACGAAGCACCGTTACTATAATGTAACATATATCTATAGTGTACCCTATCATCATTAAGTATATCAACTGTGTTTGTATAATTTAGTAAATTAACCTTATCAACAAGTCTTTCATCTATCATAAAGTATTTGTTAGTAAAATTAGAGTATTTAGCAATTTGCCAACTAGTAGCAACATGTGATAATCCAGATGGTATTGTAACCTGTTCTGGAGTAAGTGTTATTGAAATATTTTTCATACCCATTCCTTGTATAGTAGTTTTTTAAACCTATTAATCAAAGAAGAGTTTTATACCTTTTCCAAGATATTATAACCATATATTATAATAGTAGATATAGGTTAGTTATTAATCTATAATACACAAAAAGGATATAAAATGGCTATTAATGGATTAGATATTAATGTTAATAAAGGTGCTACTAAAGTAGCTGATACTATTGAACAAGTTGTTGATACAGCTGCTATTGCAGATAGAGTTAGAGAAGAAGTTGATGCTGAGATAGGTTCTTCACCTACTTATAAGTATGAGTTTGATACAGAGGATCCTATTCAAATAGCTAAAGCTATTAAGCTTGAACTATTGGATGGTTTAACAAGAGCTATCTTTGATAATGATATCAGTAAGTTAGATTTTGCGTTATATGTTGCTAGAACAGAACTAGCTAAAAATCCTAAACATTATGTCAGACTAGCGTTTATAGATGGTATGGGATATAAATATATTATGTTAAATCCTACGGAAGAAAACATATTAAAGTTGAAAGAGGATTTCAAACTAGTAGCTGAAAGTACCGATCCTACCGAGTTAGGTGCTAACTTTGACTTAGACTATCTAAAACAATTAGCTAACGAACTAACAACTCCGGTTATTGAAAAAGAAGAAAAAGAAGAAAGTACTATTATTGGTGATGCAAAAGCATCTATGGATGAAGCTGCTAAAGAGCATGAAAAGGTTACAGAAGAAACTACTAACACTGTAAAAGATGATGTTAAGAATAATAATATTTCGACATCTTCCAGTTCTAATAAATCATCTAGCTCATTTTGGGATAGTGATGTAGTTTCAGTAGTAGCTACTGTAGTTGCTATAGGAGCTGTGGCATACGCGGCTTATAAAGTATATGATCATTTCGCAGATGATGGTGATATCATAATCATAGATGATGATATTGGTGCTTTCGACATGGGTTATTAAGTAGTATAGATACAGCATATGCTGTATCTATACTATATTATTTTTTTTATTAGTTCTTGGTATGTAGGATAGTTATACATACGATTACAATAATCAACAGAATTAACTTTACCAAACATGATATTTATATTCTGGCTTTTAAAATCATCTTTATCAATACCAGTTATATCTAATATCTCTCTAGTAGTTGTATCTCTACTAGCATTACTTATAATAGTATCATTAGGATATCCAGCAGCTTGATCGCTATCATATAGAAAGGCTCTTATATTAGTTATACTATTAGGATTCTCTACTATACAATCTATACTATTATCCCTAACTCTGCTAGATGATAATATAGATATCCAGTTATCTAAACCAAGTATCTTATCGCCATTAACTTCTCTAGGTTTAACACCTAACACTTTATTATTTTCTATATAGAAGAAGTGTAGTGCATCTACTAACCTTTTAGGACCAGAGTTAAATATTTCAAATGAACTAACACCTGCTAGTACAAATAAGTTATAAGATAGATCTTTAGTCTTATCATCTAGATGTAATATAGATATACTATCCCAGTTATTATATATAATATACTCTAATGGTTTATTAGCAACCATATATTTATGCCAGTCAATACCAACCTTATTAGATGTGTTTTCATCATCAAACTTAAGCTTCTCAAAGTCTTTACCAAGTTCTACCCTAAGTATATTATTAAGACTATAACCACCAGGTACACTCTTACCACCGACACGTATATATCTATGCGCGGACATAGCATCTATCCAATAGAAATGAGCAGGTGCTCTTACAACATGCCATTGTTCTTCTGGACTAGTAGGTTTAAATACACCAGACTCTGTTAGTTTACTCTTTTGACCAACTTTAAATTCAAACGATTTTAGTTCTTCTGGTAAACTTGGTTCACAAAACAAATATTTAGGATCGTAATCATACTTTTTACATATACCTAATATAACATTAATATCGTATTCCATATTCCAAGCTGTAATAAAATCTGTCTTCCAACTATGCGCTACTTTAAATACTGCTTGCAACATGTCTATCTCGGTATCGAATAGCTCAAATGTGGGTACTATTTTATTAGATATTTCAGTCTTAGGTATATGTTTATCATACAGATGTTTTAACTGTTTATCTAAATCTCGTTTATTAGGTATAAACTTATTTAAGATAGCAGTGTATATATTACTAGCACTAGCTATAGATACTACTATAAGCTCGTTAGTATCAGTATCAACCTCTGTATCTAAAACAGTTATACTGTAAGGTGATATAGCATCTGGATATTTTTTCATATACATATGTTTTAAGATAGTTTGACTGTTAACATCAGTTCCATATAAATATGGTGAATCTACAACATCCCACATACTTCTTTTACCCATATATCTAGAACCTAGTCTACTAGCAACACTATTACCTAATTTAGATTGTGTGCTATAATACATATTTAATTTATCTATATCTTCAGATTCTTTTTTCTGTTTATGATTTTGAAAGTGTGGTTTAGTTATCCAAAAGGGTCTTTTAAAATTTGATAATACTTTTAGATTAGGTTCTAGTATACCATCGCTATAATGTAATATTTCTTTTACTATATGGGTATCTTCTCTAACACCTGGTACTGCTGGTAAATAGAATGAAAACTTGCACTCTCTTTTTAATATAGTTCTGTCCATAGTAACTCCTTCTAAATAAAACTATACTATAAAAAATATATACTAACTAGTAGATACATATGTATCTACTAGTATGATTGTCTAAAGTATTTTCTTTTTTCTATATTAATATTCTCTAATAATGACTCTATATTAAAAGAGTGATCTTTAACAGATTCTATCTCTTTATATATATGCTTTATTTTATTAACTATTAACATACTCTTAATAGGATTACTTTCCATTTTTAATTGTACTAATAAATCATCTATCTGTTTTTTAATACGAGTTTGTTTATATCGTTCATATACAGCTTCTTCACCGCCAGCTTCATTTATAATTGTAGCATTAATATAAGATAGTACTGTTCTAGGTTGTATACCGTAATACTGTAAGTTATTAGCATTAGTTAAAAACCAATATGGTAATAACCAAGCTATTACTATATCATCATGTTCACCAGGTATATGGTCTATTCTACCATTCTTACGTATTAGATCACCTAGTTGTTTTATTAATGTTTTATCTCTAGCTACATTAGATGTGTATTTAAGAGATGCGTTAAAACATGTACCATATAAGTTATCTCTAGCTGATCTACCTGAACCAGATGTCGCATATCCAAAGAACTTCCTATATTTAGTATAAACAATTTCTTCTCTTCTATTCATAGGTACATTAACAACTTCGTTGTAATATACTTCATTAGTAGTAGCATCATTAACAACCCAGTTAAATAGTCGTCTAAACGGATCTATCTTTCTAGTAGGTAATATCTTAAGTAGATTATCTATAATAGCAACACCACTACTTCTACGTTCTATAATAACAGTTAATGTATCATAGTCGGTTATCATATCAGCTATCCATTCTGAAAATAGTATTAGATTAGTTTCGTTATATATACCAGAACCTATAGTTTCACCAGTTTCTGAATCACGTATTATCATACCTATATCATCATTACCAATAGCATCTGATGTATCTAGACCCATGACTAATTTTCTATTACTAAATTTATTATCTATTTCAGACTGTCTAACATACCATCTTATTATATAACCATATGTAGTTATTTCTGTATATGGTTCAGATATTTCATTATCACGCAGTTGTTTTAGTAATTCTTTAGGTATAGGAGATGTTTCACTACCCTCTGCCCATATATTAAGAAAATCAGCTCCAGCATTTTCACCATCAGACATAGCATCAGCTATTTTACCACGTAACCACTCATCTGTATAACCTAGTTGTTTGTGATTAAATTCATTTAGTACTTGTATTTTACCACTAGGTGAGTTTTTCTTAATAGTAGCTATAAGATCTTGCTCATCTTTACAGTCTAATAGTTTTTCAGACCAACGTAAACACTCACTATATATTTTATAAGCAAATTTACCAGAGGTAGAGTTAAGATAACCAGCCGTTGTAGTAAATATATTACCATATGGTGAATTACTATCCCTAGCACTATCTCTTGCTGCAGAACTAGCAGCTAATAGCGCTGGTAATGTTATATCTATGTTTTTAATAAAAGCTATCTCATCTACATGGTTAATAGCAATAGTCATACCACGACCAAGGTTAAGTGCTGCTTTAGGAGAAGCTTGTGCTACCGTGGTGTTATATGTATTACCTAATCTTTCTAGTGTTATCTTTTCAGTATTGTTAGTATCACGTTTAGTTTTAAATTTAAGATAGTATGGTAATCCATCTATAAGGTCTTTTATTCTTTTAACGTTTTTAACTCTAAGGTCATCATCTTTAGTTAAAAGATTAAATTCTGTATTTAAAGTAGCTACACTTAATAAATATACCATAATAGAGTCAGTAGATAATGATTTACCAGTTTGTCTAGGTGCTATTACTAATTGTGTAATGTGATTAAAGAATAACCAAAATAATGCTATATTTTGTCTATTAGCTCTAAATGGTATATTTTCAGGACCAGCAACAGCAGGTACTTTGATAACTTCTCTAAAAAAATACCACGGATTCTCATTACACTCAACAGCTATCATCATGATTTGTTCTTGTGTTAGTTTATTAGAGTGTGGATCAATACCTTGTAATAATGGGTTATGTAACGCTAAACAAAAACTATGGTTATCTATATTCATAGCTTTGTAAACACCGGCTAACCGTATATAAGATATGTTAGTAGTTGTTAAGTCCACGATAGCTGACGGAAATTTTAACCAATCATTTTTATACAATATCATATTATATCCTCAATTTATTAATCATAATAACATATATACATCATACACTATATAGTGTATGATGTATATAATAGGAGTTAGGAGTTAGGTAAATAGTTTGACAGGAACATTTACACACAGGACATATATATTACTACAGGAGAATCATAACACATATGGATATTAACAATAAGGGAGTAATATGTTAATATCAATATATTGCATTATTAAAATAAATATTGTAATATACTTTGTTTTCTGATAAAAATAGGATGTAATATGAAAAAACAAATAAAATACTTAGTATTATCAGATATACATTTAGGACATAGTATAAATAAGACAACATATATAGTTAGTAATTTAAGATCATATTTTAAGAGTAACCATAATATATTTAAACATCTAGATGTTATATTTATAGCTGGTGACACTTTTGATAAATTACTAACTACTAGTAGTACTGATTTTATATATGCTATAGAGTGGTTAACAGAGTTAGTATTATACTGTAAACATAATAAAATAAAATTACGTATATTAGAGGGAACTCCTTCGCATGATTGGAGGCAGTCTAATGTTATTATTACTATTATAGATAAACTTAAATTAGAAGTTGATTTTAAATATATTAATACATTACATATTGAGCATATGGAAGATCTTGGTATAAATGTGTTATATGTACCGGATGAATATAAACATAGTGCTGAAGAGACATATGATGATCTTATGAAACTTATGTTAGAACAAAGATTATCTAATGTTGATATTGCTATTATGCATGGTCAGTTTACATATCAGCTACCTATACAATCTATTAGTTCTCACAATGAAGATGATTATTTAAGTATAGTTAAATATTATATATCAATAGGTCATATACATAAAGCTAGTGTATATAGTAGAATATTAGCACAAGGTAGTTTTGATAGATTAGCACATGGTGAAGAAGAAGATAAAGGTTGTGTTTTAGTAACTATGGATTATTCTAGTTCGGATAACAACTATATATGTAAATTTGACTTTATAATTAATAAACAAGCTATGTTATATAAAACATATAGATTTGATAATGAAAGTTTAGAAGATATAATAGAAACATTAGATACTGATCTTAAAGATATTAAACATAATAGTAATATAAGATTAATATCTAATAATGATACACATCTTACTAAGACTATACAATCTATAAAGGATAGATACCCACATTGTATATTTAAGATTGAAAAACAGAAAACAGATGATGTTAAAATAAAACTTATTAAGGATACTACTATTAATATAGAAAGTTTTACACTAACACCTGATAATCTTAAATCATTATTAGATAAGGAATTAGTTAAATATAATTTAACTAAAGAAGAACTAAGTATATGGGATAATGAATTTAAATTAATATAACCATATATTATTTATATATAAGGAGGAGTCTATGTATAAAAGTATATTATTAGTAGTACTATTAATATTGTTAATGGGTTATGTATCTATGTATACAATAGTTGGTTTTGTAATTACGTGTGTATTTGTTATTGGTATAATAATACACACAATATATTCAACGATAGTTGTTGTGGATGAAGACGATGATTGATGAGAGAGTTATAGGAAGTACTGGTATATCAATAGGTACACATTTAATGTTAGAGTCTTTATTTACTAAAGATATTGATCATTTTGATAAAGAACGAGTCATACCTAATGAGTTAGATATAAACAAATATAGTTATCATATTTATAATGTAATAACTATAGCTAGAAATATTATTAATTCATATCCGTCTAAAGATAAGATAGGTATAATAAATGATAAATTGTTTATAGATGTATTACTAAGTGAGATAAATCTTATTAACGAACTATATGCTCTTACTGATTGTAAAGTTGTGTTTTTAATACCAACATATGATAAAGTATTAAAGAATTATGGTGTTAATAAAGATAGTAATATTACAAAACATATTACAGAATATGTAGCGTTAAATAGTATTGTATCAAAACTAAAGTTAGATACTAATTATTATAATGTAATAGTAGATTATAAAATACCTAAATTACAAGGTGAGGTATTAATTACTACATCATTTACTATGGATTTACTTAATAAAGTAAATCTTAGTTTATTAGAATCACATACAGGTGTGTTAAAATCTAAATATATGTTTAATAGCAAATACTATCCAGTTGGTACTGTTGATATAACTAATATGCCATTTGTAGAAGAGTTATTATATATACTAGGTGATAGTAATATAATAAGACCTACTAAGATAACTATTAGAAGATTATTAGTGGAACTTATGGTAAGTAAGAATTGGTCTACTAGAACAACTAGAGATAAGGTTATACATGATATATCATCTGTACCTGAATTAAAATTTGCAATAAAAGATTTTCATAGAGTATATTTATAAAAACAAGGAGATGTCATGGGAGATGTAGTTATAGTTAGGTTTGCGCAGTTTGCGTTAAGAAAGTATATTGAAATAGATAGTGGTACTAATGAAACAGCGTTACTACAATGGTCTATAAGAGACGGTCATCCTAGAGTAGAAGTATTTACAGGTAATGTTGACTTAAGAACAACACCTGATTATTCTAAGATGATTAAAGGTGCGTTAGATTATATAACACTAGCTGTTATATTTAATAGTGCTAGAGAAATTATCATCGGTGATGATGATAAAAAATATGTTTATAATTGTTATAACGCTGAGTTCGTGGACGGTGAGAGAACTGGTAATACGATACTACAAGCTAGAATAACTATTGGTAAAGATAAAGCTGGTGTTATCTATATGTCTGTTACAGAAGATAACAAGAAAAAGATTAAGTTTGATATATTACCTAATAAATGGATTAAGTATTTTGATACAGAGGGTGTTGAAATAACTGATAAACGTAAATTATCTAGAATGTATGCTATGGAGTATTTTAATCTTTTACAAAAATGTATGGATGAACAAGCTATTAAAGATATGGCTATGGATAGAAAACGCCCTAAACAAATAGTGCCAAAGAAACCATATCAACAAGCTGATAATGTAATACCAACTGATAGTACTAATTATTCAGATTTAGATATAACTATCGATGATATAAGTAACGAAGATTTTGACATATAATAGAACCTAGCTAGTATATACTAGCTAGTGTTTTTTTCAACCATATATTATTTATATAAGGTAATAGTATATTACTATTACTAAATATCTTGCGCAAGGTATTAAAGGAGATTATGTGTTTAAGATAAACGATCTGTATACTAAGAATAACACTAGTATAGTTGTTACCAACGGTGATTCACAAATTGAATTTATTATAAATTCAGTTTTAAGTATGCGTAATAAAGAAGAATTAGATTCTGAATTACAATTTAAGTTACTTAATGAGTATTTAGAATATAAAGGTCAAGAGTTTAAGAATGAGTTGTATAATAAATTATTAGTAGCTGATGAAGAGATAACATTGTGTATATCTAAACAAGATATATACCCATTACCTACTAATATTATACATCCTATATTAGATCAATTCGATATGATGGATGTGTTTAATTATATTAAGTATATATATAAATTACAACCACCTAGTAATCTAGCTGAAGTATTTGATCAACAATTAGAGAATGATGGTAGAGTAACTAGAGTACAAACATATCTCAAAGATGATTACTTAGAATTAGCTGCATTAGCATTAATTATGAAAGCTACATTAGGACCGTTATGTCAATATGCTTATGTTAAAAATAAAGATATAAATAGTTTACATAAAGAGTATATACTATTTCATTTTTATAAGACACATAAGATATATAATACACCGCCTATGGCTAAGTTATATGGTCTAGTTGATAAATTAGTTAATTTACCATCTGCTACTGATGATACTAGTAATTCTATTAGAATACTAGAAAAACAAATATCGTCTGATGATATAGTATTATATATGTTATCTATAGTAGTTGTTCAGAAACTTATGATATCAACACTAGTTGATGATAATGAAATTAAAAATGTTATTACTCGTATATATGTATACATAAGTAATAAGTTAAAAGCGACTGGGGATGTTAGTAAGTCTATACGTGATAAAACAATACTATCAGATGTAGATGGTTCACATGGTGATCAGGAGTCACATGTTGAGAGTTTTCGTGTATTAGCAGAATTATCTACTGGTCAGAACGTAGAGTTATGTTGGTCTGTTAGAAATGTAGACGTGATACTGAAAGAGTTACCAGATAGTATATTAGCTGTTATAGATAAAAATGATATATTCGAAGCTATGCAATTTACTAAAATATTTAATAACGGTAACATACATCAGATACAAATTAATATACTTGCTATATTATTTAAATCTATTATAGATCCTAGAGCTATGCCTTATCTTAATTTAGATAATATTATATCTATGTTAACAGTAGGATTTGCATATCTTAATGGTATAGGTCATCATAGGTTAGCATTACTACTAACAGCACAACCTAGTATAGTTTCTTTGGATACTATATCTATTAACAGTTCTGTTAATAGAACTAGAATACCTAAAGAGATTAAAGACGAGTTAGATAGATTATTTCCATATGGGAGAGTTGTTAATAGTACTACAACTGCTAATCTAGCAGAAGAGACTGTTAATGATATGGCTAATGAGATGTTTAATATTCGTTGGATACCAACTGCTTATGATAATTATATTATTAATGTTCTAGGTAATAAAGATTATAATAAATTATTATCATCTGATCTTAAGATATTATTAGCGGATATGGTTATTAAGAACGAAATACACAGTTACGGGAGATAGTGACATGAATGGGTATAACACACAGCAACAACAGAATGTATTAGTTAATAAACTTATATTAACTGTATCTAGATCCGAGTATAACGATGTATATAAACGTAGTTATACTTTAAATGCAAATAGACCAACTTTAAATAGATTAGAGTCATTATTTAATAATGTTAATGTTGGTAGTAATGTTACCGTATCAGATCCTAATATAGCTAATTTTGTACCAGAGATTATTAATTTACAAAGTAATCCTACTGGTGTTGTTCAAATAGCTAATGGGTGGAATACACAAAGATTAAGATTTATATTAGAAGTAGAGTCACCTCTAGCTGGTATGAACATGGTAAGTTATATTCAAGGTTATTCAGAATATCATGATCCAAGTTTAACGGGGTTAGTAGATCCTAATATGAAGTTCTATATTAACAGTATAACAAATGTTGTTAGACATGTAGATCCTACATCAGGTAGATTAATAACAACACCTAGAAGCACATATAATGTTATTTCTGATATGTTTGGTATTGATAAATACCAAGCTGTTAATGAACAACAAGATAGTCTAATAAGACCTAGAGATATAACAGAAGGTATGTCAGTATTAGATATGTATGGTGATGGTGTTAATACAATAGTTAATATGGCTGGTATGAAAGATAATAATGCTAAAACTTCTAGTAGAGTTCACAATGATCCTCTTAAATATTTCACATCAACTGTAAATGCGTTTATAGAGAGTAAATCATTATCAGGATTTTCATCAGATCAAACTGATATATTAAGAAATGCTGGTTCTATATTACTAGAAGAAAATATTATGTCTATCCCATTTATATATAAACTACATTTGTTATCAGGTAGTTTTTCACCAACATGGTTTACATTAGGTATGTTAAAACAGTTGAATCCTAATATAGAAAATGAAAATAAGATACATCTTATTAATAGAAATACATATGCTACATATAATAAATTTAGCACTATGCTAGATAGTGATGTAACAGCAGCTACGTTACAACCAACTATTGAAGTTATGAAAGCAACTATTATAGCACATAGTATTAATTCTATTATTAATGAATGTTTATTAACAGAACTATCAGTTAGTTTTTCTAATACAACAGGTGAATATGTTGTATTTGTGTCAGATGTTAAATCATTAATAGATGGAATAGATATTACATCATATGCAAATAGAGCAATAGCTCGTATACGTAATATATTATTACCTAAAGTAACTGATGGTAATTTAACACTAGTAGAAGCTAATGTTACAACTGATATGTTAGGTGACACATCTATAGGTATATCTGTTAATATGGCTCCGCCTATTGTATTTAGATTTCCAACATTTGCAGATAGTTTATATAGTCCAGTTGTATCAGATACAGTTACAAAGAATCTTATGGTTAATGATTTTTCTAGTATACTAGATATGACATATTCAACTAGAGTTGATTATTAAGAAAGGTAATAAATGAAATTAGTAGAATTTTATAAAGATGTTATAACATCGTTAGGGTTAACTGTAAATGACGAGGGTTATGTGTATGTAGGTAGTGGTGATAACAGAATGTTATTTCATGTAGAAGGTAAATCATTAGTATTGCCGACTAAAGAACATCTAGCAACTCTATTTGAAAAAGATGACGATGGTAATATTAACCTAGTTAAGTTACCGTATAATCCACTTAATGAAGATGTTGTTAAAGGTGATACATTAAGTCTCAAAAAGACAAAAGTGTTAGCAGAACGCAGATTAGGTAACGCTATTCACTTTGCTGGTGAGTTATTACTGTTATTAGCTAGTAATCCAGCTTTACAAAAGAAAACTAGTATAGAGATAAATAAGTTTTTATCTAGTTTATCAGTAGCTAAGAATCAAAATATTAAAGAGTTAGTAGATGAAAAATCTATAACTACTTGGAATAATTTATATAGTAAAACTATATCAGCTGATAAAGGTGTAATAACTATATATAATAAGAAAGCTGGTGTATATGATGGTGTTAAATATAATAGATTAGCTATAATATCATCACCTCTGTATGATGAATTGTGTAACTATGATAAAGAAACACCAATCTATGGTATAAAGTTAAGAGCTAAAGATGCAACAGTATACAAGTTGATACTTAAGTATTTATTAAATCTAACTGATGAAAATAGTACTATATCAATAGGTTCAAATGATAATGAATCACCGGCATTCATATCATTATATAAACTATATATAACTGTAGCTAATAAAATAAATTCTGTTATGAATGAGCTTAAGTCTATTGATACTGAACTATATGATGCTGGTATTATTAATATTAATACATCTATTACAACATTAGATAACCTAGGTATACATAAAGGTGAGTTACTAGCTATACCAAATGAGAATGATCTTAATAGAACTAAAGTTGTTGAACAACAAGTACAACCAGCACAACAACAGATGACACAGTTGCCTGTATATCAACAACCTATAAATATACCAGATATGAGTAAACCTTTACCATACCAACAGGAAGTTGATATAGATCCTATTAGAAAGATATTAAATGGTAATAATATACCAGTAATACCATCCTTACAAAAAGGTAATGTTCAACAACCTATGTATCCACAACAAATATTGTCCGGTCAACCGATGTATCAACAACAGTTACCGATATTACAACAACAACCGATGGGTATTAATAACCCTATGCAGATGCAACAGATGCTACCAGTACAACAGCCTATATATCAACAACAGATGCAACCTATGTACCAGCAACAAGCACAGCCTATGTTTCAACAATCTATGTATCCGCAACAGATGCAGCAACCACAAATGCAACAATCGGTGTATCAACAACCTATGGGTATTAATTCTAATACATATAGATTTAATTAATATATACTACTACCATATGGTAGTAGTATATACTATATTTATTTTTTAAATAGTTTAGAATAGTTATTTAACATAGTTGTGTCTAATAGTACAAATCTTAATTTTTTACTATCATATTCATTACTACACATATAACCATTAGCTAATATATGTGGATATATATGTTCTTCTGGTATATTAAGTTCATTACTAAATAGTCCGTATAAATCAAATCTATATTTATCAGCTACAACAGGACTCACATCTATAGTTCTTGTTATATATTTAGATATAAATATACCTATTACATTATTCCAGTTATTTACAGTTCTTTCATCATTTGTATAACTTGTTGTATTTATACTGTCACTTAGTCTATTCATAATATGTCCAATTTATTATATATGATAATCATTTAAAAAGTTTTAATATTATTTTCTTTTTTATTTTAACCATATATTATTAATATAGATAGTAGTGTCTACTATTTTTTACCATACAGGTTTTGTATGTAAGTTATATAATAAGGAGTTAGTAATGAGTTACAAAGTAGATAAAGTATTTGAGGTAGATCCTGATCTAGAGTTAAGAGAAGAGTTGTTATCAATAACTTCTATTAATCCATTTTTAGCTAATACTAGTAGTGCTAGATTAATTATGCAAGCTAGTCACTTATCACAATCGTTAACTATTAATAATGGTGATGAAAAGATAATACAAACAGGTTTAGAGAAACAGTTATCTAATAATACATTCTCTAAAAAAGTTGATAAAGATTGTAGAGTAATTAAAGTTATACCTAGATATAGAGGGATAGGTGTTAATACGGTTAATAACGTTACAGAGCTACTAGTTATAGTAGAGTATTTAGAAGACGGTGTTATTGATGCTATATCAGTACCAGATCATCATACTCTTCATCAGTATTTTGGATTTAAATATAAATGGAATAATGATATATTAAACCAGTTAACTCCAGGTACTATATTACATGCTAACACAGTGCTAGCTGATTCACCAGCTGTAACAGCTAATGGTGGTTATAAATTTGGTGCTAATGCTAACTTAGCACTTATGAGTTTACCAGAGACAGCAGAAGATGGTATAGTTATATCTAAGTCATTTAGCGAAAAGATGTCATATACAGTATTTGAAACAAGAGTAGTAGAATTTGGTAGTAAAAACTTTCCACTTAATATGTATGGTGATACAGATAATTATAAACCGTTTCCAGAGATAGGGGAGATGATTAATGATGATTCTATACTCATGGTATTAAGAGATTATGATATAAATATATCTCCTGCGTTAGTATCTATAAACGATGTATGTGATTATGATGTTACATTTGATAAATGTGTATATGTAAAAGGTCCTGGTGAAAAGTATAATGTTAATGGTAAAACTATAATTAGTGGTAAGATAGTTGATATAGTAGCATATGCATCACCTAGATATAAAAAAGATACATATACTGGTACTATAGATATAGTAGAGAAATATGTTAATGGTTATAAGAAGTATCTTACTGATATATTGGATGTGTATACTGAAATAACAACAGAACATTATAGACGTTATAAGAATAATGATGTTAAGTTAGCAGAAAGATTTCACAGACTTATAGTAGATGCTATGGCAGTAGCTAATGTCAATAGTAATAAGATAGGTTATACCGCTAGAAATGAAAATATGGATCTATATAGATTGGAATTTAAGATAGAATATACTATAGCAAGTATACCTATCGGGTCTAAGTTATCAGATAGTTTTGGATCGAAGGGTGTTGTTGTTTCAATAGTAGATGATAACCAAATGCCTATAACAAAAG